GCCGTAACTGTTACCCCTAGCCCCGTAGCGGCGGAGGCAGTCATGGTTGTGGAAGTTGTATTCTCCGATAACCACGGGCCATCCTGCCAAGGCACTTCAATGAGGGACCAAGTAGTATGCCCCCGACGTTCTAACCGGTAAGTCGGGTACGACCCGTGGAAAAAATAAAGTATGTCAGCGGACTGCGGCCCTTCCAACTCATATAGATCCGCTTCCGCGTACGGAGTGTTTAGCTCTACGGGGGCGTCATCCAAAAGTGCTACGTTGTCGATCTGTACAGTCTTGCCCAGTTCATTGTGAAACCGGATGTAAAAATTTGCCGCAGTTGCCGTAAAGGAATAACAGTGGTAGCCCACTTCCGCTATAAAACCATCAAGTATTTGTGCGCCACCACTGGAAGTGCCTACACTAAAAAAGATGTAATCCCCCGGTGCGCCTATGACTTGAAATTGCAGGACGTGTTCTATCGCGGAGGAGTTCGTGATCTGTTGTTCCGCCTCGGCCTCTGTAGTGCCGTTCGATACTAAATTCATTCTGTCGTTCGTAGCATCGTGAGTTATCGACGAACCTGCACCGGAATTATCCGTCCAGCTTGTTATGCCGGAAGGGAACGTACCATTTGCAACCCCCGCTGTTATACTGGGGACTACAATTTGCCCTTGATCCCGGTAGAAACGGAAGTTACCCGCGCCCATTTCTATGATGTAATTTTGTGTGGTTGAGAATTCAAATTTCTTGAGGCGTGACTTAACCGTAGCCCCGGTCTTGGTAGCCGCGACGTAACGAGATCCCGCCCGTCTAGCGATTCCGCCTTCTGGGAGAGCTATAAAATTTTCTAGTGTTTCGACGCCCGATGGGTACTTATTGAAATCGACTCTAGCCGCAAGTCGGGGAGTCAATTCCCCAGTGTTCATCGAAGGTGTTATAGGATGAACTTTTGGCATTATCTAAATCCATTTCGAGAGTTCGCCCAGTTGCCTCTAGGGCGTGGTTCTGGGAATGACCCCATGGCGTCTAAGGATTTTGCATGAGCCAGATCTTTCGTGGCCCGCTTGGAGAGTTGGTCTTCGAGTACGTTTGAATTTGCTACTGTGATGGCGAGATCCCGTGCCAGTGCAGAGGATAAAGCCCTGCGAAAAGCGGCAGTCATCAGATTTGGGTCAGTTTCTTTATAAGTGTACACAATGTATACGCTAGTACAGTCTGTAGAAATTACGTTTTGCGACCCTATTTGTTCGTGTCGGTAATCAATTTCACCGACACCCCCATCATTATCATGGACGGAAATGGTGAATAACCAATCGGATGGAAGGGTGAAGGCGTTGTCGTAACCAAACGCGGGAGATGAGGCAGATTGAGCCAGTTGTACCCGTTTGGTCGCAAAATTCCACGGGAATTCCAAAAGGTGATCCCGCGTTTCTTCATATAGATCTTGGACTGCGTTGGCATTAGGAACCCCCTGTGTCAGAGATGTAATGCGTGTACCGCCAACCAGCCGCAAGGCCATGTTAGCTATATCAGTTTCACTAGGCATATATAATGTCCTTATACAACTACTGGAATCGGTCTGTCCCCACGCGAGATGGCGTGTGCTTCCGCCTTATTGTCAGTGAAGTAAACTTGTTTCCCGTCATCAAGAACCGCATAGCCCCGTTTGCCAAGATTCCATTCCACTTTACCGTTGCCTTTAATAAATTCTGGGTCTGGCTGGTGTTCTGTTTTATTATCCTCTGTAACCTTTGGCGTACCGAAGGTTAAAATCTTATTTTTGAGAGGGAAAAAGTCTACCACCCAACCTAATTTGGTATCCTCAACGTGTAAGACAATGCCTTCACACATCTCAGTAATACGTTGTGACTTGTTGTTGATTCTCAGCATCCGGATAGTATCACCCGCCATAAGGTTACCGCCAATGGAGTTGAAGAATCCTTCTTCAAAACAGACTTTTATATCATGCTGGTCACATATGTAATTCCACACTTTGCCAAAATTGCCGTCTTCCGGTTTATTCAGCTTATTTGCCTTCGCTTTCATAGCTTCTCCTGTAGGTAAAAAAGTAAGGGGGCCGAAGCCCCCATACCGTTAATCTGAATCCGCATAAGAGGCATTCAGAACATTATCAGATATATCGACCACGCCAGCAGATGTGACAGCATTAACTATATGCAAGCCCATCCCGGCTATTGTACCGGTGCGGACAGCAGTTGTCCAATCAACGGTATAAATTAAGTCGCCAACCTGAAAGATCTGGTCGTCATCAGAGTTATTAAAATACCCAGCCGCGTCCACTGCTGTGGATGCTTCCAGAGTATCATAACGCCAATGATTAAAGCCATTATACGAACCCATGTTAGTTAGATCTGCCGCTATAAACGCCATTTCGTCTCCTAGCTAGGGGTCAAAGAAAAATCGAGGGGCCGAAGCCCCCCAATCAAGTTACGCAGTTGGGATTGCGGCGGTGTCATTGAGGTTACCTTCAATAACTCCAGCGTCGTCTATCAATACCGCGTTGCCGGACATTGCGTGATTCACAAAGTGAGCCGCGCGGTCGCCGTGCCAAGTAATATCCGCCCCTACGGAAGTTTCCCCGCCCATTGTACCGGCGAGATTAGCAGGGGTTTTGCCAGCGGCGTAGCCGATAGCGTTTTTGTTCCAAATGAAAACTTTGGAAGTTGCTGTTCCAACATTCGGAACACCAGAATGTACAGTCCAGAGAACCTGTCCCCAGCGTTTGTACATACCAACAGCCGCGCCAACATTATACGGAAGTCCGTCTGCGCCGACATAGTCGGAGCTTGCGAATTCGCTAATGGTTGAAGCAACAGCCCAGAGGTGTGGTGACATTACGCCATACATTGCTCCGGGTTCGTAAGCGTCATTGGCTATCATGGCTTCCACCATGTCCAATAGACCGTTACGGCACTGGTTAGAAGTGGTTACCGTAATAGTAACAGTTGATTGGGTAGTGGTGTCCAGTTCGGTGAGAATCTGGCTATCCACCTTTCTGCCGAGAGCCATTGCACCGCCACGGGCCAAAGCGGCTCGTTCGTCGATGTTGATTTTAGCTTCGTCGAGTTTGTCAACCCAGTCACCGGCGTAGAAGTCGGCGAGGGTCGTTGAAACGGCAGTATGAGTCTGGTTCATAGGCGTGATGGTGCCGTGACGCGCTTTAGTCGTCGCGGTGCCTGTTCCGATTTTCTGGAACGTCGCCACAGAGCCAACAACGTCAGACTTAAACCGAACGGAAGGTTTCAATACAGAACCCTGTCGTTGGAATACGTCGTGAACGTCACGCTCATACTGCGTAATAAACGCATTGTTAATAGATGTAGACATTTAAGCCTCCAAGAATTTGTAAAACATTAATAAAATCCTGCTACAATTCCTTCGGAAGCCAAAAAAGTTTTAGCATCGGGAAGCTCGTTAGAGGGCCGTGCCTACAACTAGAATGGGGCGTTGGTCATGTATACTGCTATTGAGGGGGCCGTTGCCGGGAAGCCCTCTTATCTCGACTATACAAAACATAGCCAAAACTGTCAACTACATATTACGGGTCTTAGACCCAACCAGTGGGTCGTCTCCGTAGATCTTGCCGAGCATTTCTCTTTCACGTTCATCCCACTTACGGGCTTCCGCGTTATTGCCCTTGGCATGGGCTTCCATACGCTTGTCCCGATAATCGTTGGCCTTCTCCATAAGACCTTCTTTCTCTTCGGAAGTAGCGATAGCCCCGATAGAACCTTCCCCCATTTCTCTGCCCAAACGGGCGAACATTCTAACCATCATAGGATTATCGAGAATAAACCTCCCGCTCTTGTCTTCCATGAACCGAGCGTCCTCAAATTCGTCCCCGAATAACTTTTCACTGGCGCGGGTCGCAAAGATCAAATTCTTCTCATACTCGTCGCCCCAGTCTCGTTTCAACTGAGCTTGGGCTTCCTCAGTGACAACACGATCCGCCTCGACCTGTTGTTCCATGATCTTTTGGACTTCTCCCCTAAATTCTCCTACAAGTGTGTCGGCTGTTTCTTTGGGGATGTTGTGGTCGAGAAAAATATTCGCCCAGTGGTCCTCGGCATCCATCATCTCTTCCGTACGTTCAACACCTTCTGGTAGAGGGAAATCATACCCATCAACGTCTTTCGGCACTCCAATAGAATCCCGATAGTCGCTCATCTCCTCATCACTGGCGTCGCCTTCCGGCTTCTGCACCGCTTTGGACAGTTTCTTCCGTGCGTCCAAATTGGCTTGCACCAACGAATCGAGATCCGTAAAGCGTTCAGCATGGCGCTGTAGCCCATCGTCCTTAATCATACCGCGCCAGTTTGTGGTATCCTGCTCTTCTATATCTTCAGAAGACTCCTCCTCCTCATACTGTTCTGTTTCTTCATCAGTCTCTTCGACCGCTTCTTCTTCTTCTTCGCTCATCTACTTTCGCCTCGATTTTGTTGTTGAAGGTGGGGGTGGAGGTGGCTCGACTGTTGCCGTCTTATGAATCATAAGTGCCAGCTTCCGTTCCCCCGTTGAGATTAAAGTGGCGTTCTCATCAACGCCGTATTTATTGTACTTGACAGGGTCATTCAACATATAACCCATACCAAGGATTTCTTTGAATACGCGTATACCCTGTTCAGTGCTAAAGAATAACTGTGAGAAGTCCTTGTACCTCGATATATTGTCGGGGTACTGGGACTGTCTCTCCAGTAATTCAAAATCATCCGGTATAACCAACTTCGCCTTGGTTTTCCTTTTAGTTGCCATTTAGACCTCTCGGGATCGCTTTCTTTTTCGTTTACCCACTTTGAGTTTTGCGGCGTCTTTCTTATTAATTTCGGACTTCTTCTTCTTGAACCCGTCGCTGGTTCGTTTTTTAGATTCTTCCTTTTGTCGTTCGAACATGGAACGTAAACGTTCCTGCTCTTCGACCGAAAAACGTGGACTCAATATCCGGCGTTTATTTTTAATATGCTTTGCTTCCTTTGTTATATTTTTAATCATGGAGGATTTGTCTTGCGTCTTTTTCTTCTTCTTCTCTACTACGATTATTCCCATTACGCTGGTACTCCCTGTTGTGGTTGACCGTCTCCGGCTTTATCGGGATCTTGTATCATCCCTGCGTTCTTCATTGCTTTGGAACCCTTCTCAGCCGCGCCAGCCATTTGTTCCATAGCTTGCATCTGCATCTGTTGTTGACGCATGGCGTTCTCGGCCTGAACTTTCTGCTGGA